AGGCCGCGCGCCGCATCGGCATCACCGAGACGGCGCTGCGCAAGGCCGAGAGCACCGGCCGCGTAGGCCGTGAGCCCGACGGCCGGTGGGACATCGACAAGACCCGCCGGCGCCTGGTGGAGACCGCCGATCCCGCCCGCTCGCCGCTGGCCAATGGCGGGGGCGGCGGGGCAGAGGGCACGCCCTACGCCCGGCTGAAGGTCGCGCAGCTCGCGCTGAAGGTCGAGGCGCAGCGCCTCGCGCTCGACGAGAACAAGCGCCGCCTGCTCGACGTCGCCGAGGCCAACGCCACGATCGACGAGATCGCCGGCGCCATGCGCGACGCGCTGCTGAACTGGCCGGCCCGCATCTCCGGGCTGATCGCCGCGGAGCTCGGCGTCGACCCGCATCTGCTGCAGACCATCCTGCAACAGCACATCACCGACCTGCTTTCGGAGGCGGCCGATCGCTTCGATCCCCCAGGCCTCGACGGTAGCGCCGCTGGCTGAGATCGGGCCCCGCACGCGTGACCATGTCCGCCGGCGCGCCGGTGCGATGCTCCGCCCGCCGCCGCAGCTCCGCGTGTCGGAATGGGCCGAGCGGCACCGGATCCTGGGCAGCCGCGCCTCCTCCGAGCCGGGGCCCTGGCGGACGTCGCGCACGCCGTATCTGCGCGAGGTGATGGACGCTCTCTCGGCGGTGCATCCCGCGCGGCGGGTCGTCTTCATGAAGGGCGCGCAGGTCGGCGCCACCGAGGCCGGGAACAACTGGCTCGGCTACATCCTGCACCATGTGCCCGCGCCGGTGCTGGCGGTGCAGCCGACCGTCGAGCTGGTCAAGCGCTTCTCGCGCCAGCGCATCGACCCCTTGCTGGAGGAGACGCCGGCGCTCCGGGAGCGAGTCGCACCCGCCCGCGCACGGGACAGCGGCAACACGCTGCTGTCGAAGGAATTCCCCGGCGGCATCCTGGTGCTGACCGGGGCGAACAGCGCCGTCGGGCTGCGCTCGATGACGGCGCGGTTCCTCTTCCTCGACGAAATCGACGCCTATCCCGGCGACGTCGAGGGCGAGGGTGATCCGATCGCGCTGGCCGAGGCCCGCGCGCGGACCTTCGGCTGGCGCCGCAAGGCCTTCCTGGTCTCGACGCCGACCATCGCCGGCCGCAGCCGGATCGAGCGGGAATACGCGGCCTCCGACCAGCGAAGGTTCTTCGTGCCCTGCCCGCACTGCGGCGAGATGCAGTGGCTGACGTTCGAGCGGCTCCGCTGGGAGAAGGGCGACCCTCGCTCGGCCCGCTACCATTGCGAGGCCTGCGACGAAGGCATCGAGGAGCACCACAAGACCGCCATGCTGGCCGGCGGGGAGTGGCGGGCCACCGCCACCGCCGAGGATCCGCACACGGTCGGGTTCCACATCTCGGCGCTGTATTCGCCGGTCGGCTGGCTGTCCTGGGAGCAGATCGCCCGCGATTGGGAAGCAGCGCAGGGCAAGCCGGAGGATCTGAAGACCTTCCGGAACACGGTGCTGGGCGAGACCTGGCAGGAGCGGGGCGAGGCGCCGGATTGGGAGCGCCTGGTCGAGCGGCGCGAGGACTTCCGGATGGGCGTCGTGCCCGCCGGCGCGCTGTGCCTCACGGCCGGCGTGGACGTGCAGGACGATCGCCTCGAATGCGACATCTGGGGCTGGGCGGAGGGATACACCTCCTGGCTGGTGGATCACGTCGTGATCCCCGGCAGCCCGCGCGAGCGGGAGCCGTGGGACGCGCTGGCGGCGCTGCTGGCCAAGGACTGGCCGCGGCAGGGCGGCGGCGCGATGCGCATCGCCAAGGCGTGCGTCGACACGGGCGGCCGGGACACCGCGGCGGTCTACGGGCATCTGCGCCGGCTGCACGACCCGCGCATCGCGCCGACCAAGGGCGTGGATGGCTGGAACCGGGCGCAGCCGGTGCAAGGCCCGACGCCGGTCGATGCGCTGGTCGATGGCCGGAAGCTGCGCCGCGGCCTCAAGCTCTGGACGGTGTCGGTCTCGACCTGGAAGGCCGATCTGTATCGCCGCCTCTGGCTCGGCCGTGGCGATGCCGAAGGGTTCCCGCCCGGCTGGGTGCACCTGCCGCAGGGCGTCGAGGCGGAGTGGGTGAAGCAGCTGGTCGCGGAGCAGCTGCGCACGGCGAAGGACCGGCGCGGCTTCGCGCGGCAGGAATGGGCGAAGCTGCGGGAGCGGAACGAGGCGCTGGACTGCGCGGTGCTCGCGCGTGCGGCGCTCTGGCTGCTCGGCGCCGATCGCTACGGCGAGCGGTTCTGGCAGCAGCTGCGCGAGCAGGTCGCCAACGCGCCGCTGCAAAGGAGCGAGCTTCCCACCGGCGGGAATGTCGCTCTCCCGTCGCTATCACCCGCCAAGCCAGACACTCATCGTCCGCGTGGCTGGCTCGCACCGCGCTCGAGATGGCTGCGCTGACAGGAGGACGTGCATGGACCCGACCGTCCTCGCCTGGGCGCTGGCGCAGCCTCCTGGCAGCCGGGCTGCCGCCCTGGCCTCGGCCTATACGGGCGGCACCACGCGCGTGACCTTCGACGGCCGCACCGTGGAGTACCGCAGCCTGGATGAGTTGGCGCGGGCGATGGCGGCGCTGCGCGGGGCGGAGATCACGGCCGCGCGTCGCCCGTCCGTGACTCTGGCCAGCTTCTCGCGCGGGGGAAGCAGGTGATGGGCCGGCTGCGCGATGCCTGGAACGCGCTGCGCGGCTACGCCGCGGCGCAGGATCAGCGGGCCTCCGCCTGGGCGCCGTCCGGCGGCAGCGCCACGAGCGAGGTCGGCATGGCCGCGGCGACGGTGGCGCGCCGTGCGCGCGACGCCGTGCGCAACGATCCCTACGCCAGCCGCATTGTCGATCTCTGGACCGGCAACGCGGTCGGCGCCGGCATCACGACGCGCTGGCCGGACCGGCCGCATGCCGATGCCTGGCGCCGCTGGGCGGAGAGCACCGCTTGCGACGCCGAAGGGCGGCTCGACCTCTATGGGCTGCAGGCACTGGTGATGCGGGCGGTCGTCGAGAGCGGCGAGTGCTTCGTCCGCTTCTTGATGACGGAGCCATCGCCGGCCAACCCGATCGGCCTGCGGCTGCAGGTGCTGGAAAGCGATCACCTCGACACGGCGCGGAACGGCATGCTGGACGGAGCCGCGACCATCCAGGGCATCGCCCTCGGCGAGGCCGGCGAGCCGATCGGCTACTGGCTGCATCGCGTGCATCCCGGCGCATCCTGGATCCTGCCCGGCGCCATCTGGCGGGGCAGCGAGCGGGTGCCGGCCAGCGAGGTGCTGCACATCTACCGCAAGCGCCGGCCCGGCCAGCTGCGTGACGTCTCCTGGCTGGCGCCAGTCCTGCTCCGGCTGCGCGACCTTGGCGACTACGAGGCGGCGCTGCTGATGAAGGCCAAGATCGAGGCCTGCCTCGCCGCGGTCGTCACCGAGGAAGGCGACGAGGCGCTGACCGGCGCCGCAGCGGGCCTGCTGCGCGACGCCCAGGGCCGCACGGTCGAGAGCTTCGAGCCGGGGATGATCCTCTACCGCCGCGGCATGGGCAGCGTGGAGGTGGTGAACCCAAGCGGGGGCGGTTCGCATGCGGCCTTCGCCCGCCGGGCGCTGGAGGCCGCCGCCGTCGGCGCGGGCCTGACCTACGACCAGGTCTCGGGCGACCTGACCCAGGCCAACTACTCCTCGCTCCGCGCCGGCAAGATCGAGTTCCGCCGGCTCTGCGAGCAGGTGCAGTACGGCATGCTGATCCCGATGCTGGTGCGCCCCATCGCCGACCGTTTCCACGCCCAGGGCGCCCTGCTCGGGCTGTGGGGCACCGAGATGCCGGGCGGCGTCAGCCACGTCCCACCGGCGCACGAGATGATCGACCCGCTGAAGGACACCACCGCGCTGATCGCCCAGGTGCGCGCCGGCTTCGTGCCGCAGCCCGAGGCGGCCGGCGCCTTCGGCTACGATTTTCGGGGCGCGGTGGAGATGATCCGCGAGGCCTACGCGCTGCTCGACGAGGCGGGCATCTCGCTCGACACCGATCCGCGCCGCGTCGCGAAGTCGGGCACCGCGCAGGACGCGGCGCAGATGGCCGCTGTCGAGATCGCCGCGACGGGCGCTGCGGCACCGCCGCGCGAGCAACCAGCACAGGGTTGAACATGACCGACACCGACGACCCGGGCGGCAGCGATGCCGCGCCGGCGCCCGACGCTGCGCCCGTCGCGGGGGACGTTCCACTGGTCGCGCATCGCGCGATCACCGCGCCCGCCAGCGTCGATCGCTCGGCGCGCACGGTCGAGGTGGTGTGGAGCACCGGCGCCCGCGCCCGCAACTACGTCCCCGCCCTCGGCCTGATCACCGAGGAGTTGGAGATGTCGCCGAACGCGGTGCGGATGGATGCGCTGCGCTCCGGCCACGCCCCGGTGCTGAACACCCATCGCAGCATGGATGCGCGCGACGTGCTCGGCCGCGTCACCGCCGCCCGCATCGAGCGCGGCCGCGGCTATGCCACGCTGCAATTCTCCTCGGCCGCCGACGTCGAGCCGGTCTGGCAGCGCATCGCCGACGGTACGCTCCGCGCCGTCAGCGTCGGCTATCGCGTCCATCGCTACGAGCCGCGGCCCGACGCCGCCACCGGAACCACCATCCACCGCGCGGTGGATTGGGAGCCCTTCGAGATCTCGGTCGTGCCGATCCCGGTCGATCGCGATGCCGCCGTGCGAGGCGAGGCGCGGCAGGGCGCGCCCGCCATCGCTGTCGAACCCACCCTGCCAGAGGAACCCAGCATGCCCGAGACGACGCCGGAAACCCCGGCCACCGGTGCGCCGAACCCGGCGTCGCCGCCCACCACCCCGATCGAGGAACCGCCCGTGACCGCCACGCCGCCGGACGCCAACCGCGCCGCCACGCCAGACCCGGCTGTCGAGGCGATCCGCGCCGAGCGCAGCCGCATCGCCGGCATCGACACCGCGATCGAGGCCGCCCGCGCCCTCCTGCCCGCCGACCGCGTGGCGACCCTGCGCGCCGAGGCCGTCGAGCGCGGCTGGTCCCCCGACGACACCCGACGCGCCCTGTTCGACACCCTCGTCCGCCACGCGCCGCGGCCCTCCGTGCCCGCGAACCCCGCCGCCCATGGCGGCCCGCCGCGCACCGAGATCCTCGACGCCATGGCCGAGGCCATCGCCGCCCGCGCCATGCCCGGCTACCAGCCGCAGGGGAACGGCCGCCAC